CGGCCTGTGATGCCAGCGCCCAGGCGACAGCCACCACCGCAGCAAGTCCCGCGGCCCACATCAGCCCGCGTCCGATCTGCCTGCCGAACCTCCAGACCAGCAGCACCGCCGCGCCTACGGCTACCCCACCCACGGCAACGCCCACCCACCCAGGCATCAGATCATCTCCTCTTTGGTGATGTTGGTGGTGTACTTGCCATTGTCTATCCACCACACGATTGACCACCACGCTTTCAGGTGACCAACCAGGTCGCCATGTTCCCAGGCATCAGCCAGGGACGCTTTCAGTTCGCGCAGCATCCACCACATGGTTCACCTCCACTTTTTTGTTTCTGCAGGGCCACATTTGTTGCGGCCATCCTCGTCCCATAAGTCCCATTATTACGCCTGCCTACAGCAGACGAAATTGACCACCTTTGGGGAGCACCATCGTCAAATCAGCACAGAGCACACACCGCCTCCAACGTGGCGTCGCGCCGACAATCTCAATCAGCGCCCGGCCGTCGCAGCAGGGGACCTTGACAACAACCGCCTCCCGACCCGCATTCTCCGGTTCAATATTCCGTGAGCAAGGCTTGCCAGCGATGCGGACAACGTCCCCTGCCTGCAACTCCGTTTCCAGCGCCATGTCCTATCCGTGCTCCATCTTGCACAGCGGGCAGAGCCGATGGTGTGCATGCTGGCGCTTGAGCGCCTTTTCCAGATCCGGCCCGCCGAGCCAGGTCCGCGCCAACGTCCACCCGATCCCCTGCCGTCTTGCAGCGGCCAGCATCTTGGCCCCTCGGCCCTCCCGGTGCATAGCCAGACGGGCGTCCAATTTCCACGAGAACCCGAGATAGTGCTGGGCCTGCCCTCGCGGATTCGTCAGATCACCCATTGGGCGGTCCAGGTGTAACAGGTACACCACCCCCGGCCCGCTCCTAATCATGGTGGTCCTCCAACGCGACCAGCCGCGCAGGAAGATCATCCTTGTCTTTCTCAAAGCGCCATAGAGTCGTTTGGGAAGCCTCCGCTGTAGACTCTTTGGTTGCGGAAATGATTCCAGCGTGAACAGAGTATCCCAGGCGCTTCAGGTCGGAGGAGATTATTCTTGCCCCCTCATCCGCGTTGGCGGTCCGACGATCTCGCTTGACCCGATCCGCAGCGACATCCCACTCATTTCCCAGGCTGAACCGACACACCAGCGTGTCCCCGGCAACCTCAACGCCTACTTCGAGTAGGAACTCCACCAACTCCAGCCCGATCTGGCTGCTGCGCGTCCTGGTAAAGGTCTGAACCCGCACGACGTACAGTCCGGCGTAGATATGCTGTCGCCATGCCAGTTCCGCGACCAGGTCCTCGTATGTCAGAAAACCGATCACTGCCATTGCGCACCTCCTGCGCTTCCTGAAAGTATTTCCCAGGAAATACTGCCGGGGAGTATTGACACACAGAAAATCTGTGCTACAATGGGGGGTGTCTTGGGACCCCACTCCCGAGCAGACAACGGACCCACCGTTGCCCACCTGAGCCGGGCCGAGGCCGACAGCCTCCGGCCCGGTTCTCGTTTACTCCGGGCGCGTCGGAGCGCCCTGTTGCTCCATAAACCGTGCGATATTTTGCAGCGCACTTAACGCACGCGCCTGCCGGCGCAAGACATCCGTGTTGTCGAATTTGCCGTCCCCATGCACCACTGGTGCTAACGCCTTTATCCCGGCCTGTGCCTCCTCCGCTGCCCGATCGCGGGCCTCCTTCGCGTTGTTGGGCCAATAACGCTGCTTGGTCATTCCTCCCCACTTTCGCGCTCAGGCAGCAGCGCCTCGGAGCGCAGGGCCTCCTGGCTGTGGCGTCGCGCCGTAACGTGTCGCCACCACGACCCAATGACCATCCAGAACCCCGACGCCGCAAACGCCCCTAACGTCAGCAGCGCCGCGCGCCAGTCCACGAGAGCAACCCCCCCGATCGTGAACAGCACCCCCACAACCACCAACGGAGCTGTAAACCCATCGTCGTACCCGCGCCGTTCCAGGTACGACACCAGGGCATTGTAGCCGAACCCGGCCACAAACAGCACCCCGTACACCCCCACAATCCAGCCCCACCGATACCCAATCACTTTTCCTGCTCCTCCTATGGTAGAATGTTTTCCGACAGCAGTGGGCAGGGATAGATGGATTCGCACCATCGGAGGCCTTCACCGGTGACCGGAGCCCCAGGCGCCCCCCAACAGAGTGCCACGCTTCGCCGCCCTATGCGGGCCTTATCCCTGCCCACTGCCGTCGCCGTCCTGCTCATTAACATCACATCCCTGGCAGCTTGTCCTGCGCACTGGAAACCGCTCTCGTTCGTCTCCGTCGTTGTTGACCCGGCTTTTGCTTGAAAGCCTCTGCTGCTGCTTTCCCCCCGGGATCACTGGGATCATCAAGAACATTCTCCAAATAAATCTGAGTTACGGCCAGGCTGGAATGTGCGGCTTTCTTCATCAACTCTTCTAAATCAACACAGCCGTTTTTCTTCATCTCGTTCTTACGCTGTCTCATCCCAGCATGTCGTAAGCCATGGATGTGTGCTCTGATTGGGTCGACGCCGACCCGCTTGGCATACTTTTTCAGAATACGGTTAGCGCTCTTGTTCGTCAAAGGTGAGTTATCGTCTGCCGATAACCCTGGCATCATCCGCAACACCCGGTCCTGGTACAGCGCCGTGAATACCGCATCCTCGGCCTTCATTGTGGCTGGATTGCGCCCGCTAGCGACCAGGTACTCGCAGATCGCATCATAGCAGTCGCGTTGCAACACATCGGTCTTTTCCACCCCGCCCTTGTAGATATAGGAGAAGGAAAAAGTACCGTCTGGCAGTTCTCGCAAATCCCCCCAGCGCAGGTTGATGATCTCGCTAAATCTTCGACACGTCGTCACAATCGTGTAGAGCAGTGCATAGTCGCGTTTCCCAACCAAACACGACCTGTTGATTGCGCCAATGATTTTGCACACCTCGTCATAGGTTGGAAACCTGGCCCGGCCGTACGGAGAAATCTTGACCCGTTTAACAGCCTGGAACGGATTCATACGATCGGCCGGCCACAGTGCCACAATTCGGCCTTCTGACGTCTGCATCACGTATTCCGTCTGTACAAACTCGTACAACGAACCGAGTGCTGCAAGCTTGGCATTGATCGTTGCCTGGCTTCGTTTGGTTTTGGCTTCAAGACATTGATTGCAAAGCCGATACCCGTCCGAAACCGCCGCATCAAGCGTTGGATATGCCTTTTGGTACTTGTCCAGAGGGATCGCCCGGCATCCTGGGCGGTGGATCACCTTTGAGCGGGCATTGCCTACGAAACACTGCCCCGTATCGTCGCATGGCGTTCCCGCTTCCAACTCGCGCACCCACTCATGCGCCAGCATTGGCGACACCCGCCATGGGGGACATTTAGCCCAGGAGAAGAATTGGCGCACCGCCATCGCGTAAGCCTTCGCCGTATTATCACGCCCGGATTTCCTACGCTTCGAGTCCAGCCAGGCTGTCTGAGCCTGGTCCCAGGCCGCCCAAAGATCCTCCTCTGCTGAGAAGACGCCAAACAGCGGCCCCTCCCCAGGGGAGATAACCGCGTCCATAACGGCCAGAGGGCCAGGCAGGGGCAGGGGGGTTGGCGTAGCCATCTACCCGACCTGGTCAACCTGGTGGCCCTGGCCGTCCCCGACCAGGTCAGCAGGAACGCCATCATTCGCCACGGTCGCCACGTCTGCCACGCCGATCTTTAGCATGCCCTTCTGCCGGTAGTATTCCACCGTTGCGACCCGGACGATGCTGGCGATCGGCACTCCTGTAGCTACCGCTTCTGCTTCGAGAAGCAGATATAGTCGCTCAGGATAAACGACTTTTATCTGTTGACCGTTTTCTATTGCCATATTTTCCTCCTAGCATACTGATCGGTACACCTATCATTATACACGAAATTCGTCTCTTGTCAAGGGCTTTTCTAACGAATTGCTTGACCATTCTAGCAGTTCACGAGGTACAATCAAAAAATGCCAGACAAATTGTCAGATTGGCTTGTACAGGAAACAGATAGTCGTGGTTGGACGATGCGAGAGTTGGCAAGACGATCCTCGCTATCTATTGCCACAATCAGCGACTCTATCCCAACCGACCCCCTCATCGTGGGAACGAAAAGAGACCCGCTTACAACAGCGGGCCTCCTTCGACTGATCAAGCGATTGGGTGCGCGAGCAGGCATACCTGGAGCGCATCCTCACCGATTTCGCCACACCTTCGCCATCAACTTTCTAAGGAACAGCGGAACAGTTTTCGAGCTTCAATACCTGCTCGGCCACACCACCCTAGAAATGGTCCAGCGGTACCTCAAACTCGCCCAAGTGGACCTGGAGGAAGCCCATCGTCGCGCCTCACCAGTTACAAATTGGAAGCTTTAGAAATAATATCCCCAAATCGCCAAATAAACATCCATCGTATTTGTGCCACTTGCCACTACTGTATAGTAGACGTCCCCATTCGCGTCGCAAACAACGTCGAATGACGCTGCTGCAAACTTGTCGTTTGTCAATCCACTACAACGAAAGTGCGGTCTGTTTGCGGTAGTGGTATCTGGCCCGAGGACAAAATAGCACTCTGTTGTGGCGCTGGCGCTGTCACGAATCGCGCTGGACACCTTTATCCCCTTGACATTTGCAGGGACACCAAACACGGTCGAGAGATCAATCTTAATAGGTGTTCCGCTTGGGTTGGAGCTGTACGAATCACCATCCCACGACGTGCTAGTTAGAGGAGAACTCAACAAGACCTCTGGATACGCCGTATAGGTACTCCCCCCCCGCACTGGCCTCAAGTTGCTGGTGTAATGAATCTCTCCCGCCCCCGGTGCGGTATTTGTCGCGCCGGCATAGATTCCTCCTGGTGTCCGAATGTCTCCGACAGTGAGGATCGCGTTGCCAGACGCATCCAGCAGGAGAACCGTATTAGCAGCGCTTCCCGCGTGATACCCGTCCAACATGTCCGCGTCCAGATTCGACCCCGCCCCCGTCGCGCCGACCAGCGCGAACCGTTCCAGTTCAGCGAGCCTCCTCTCCAAATCATCTATGCGATCCAGCGGATTCCCTGGAAGATGATCCCGCGTCAGTCCATCCATTCTATCACCTCCAACCCGCACGATCCGTCCGAGCGCACCTCGCGCGCAACAACTCGGACAGTCGCGCTGACTGCCCACTCCGGGCTATCCTGGAACAGTTTCGCAGTGACAATATCCCCCACGTCATAGCTCGCAAATATCCCCGGCGCCTTGTTCGTCGCCGAGATCGAGAACACATTTTGCGGGTACGCCTTTTTCGCCAGTAACTCCGCAGCATTGGCGTCCAGCGTCTCCTGAACCGTCACCCCGGACTGCACCTCCGCATACTCACGGTATCGGTACGCATCCCGACTTGCAGCATTCGCAGCGTCTGCTGTCAATCTATCGCTCCCCCATGTGCTCCCACTCCCAGCGAGCCATATCTGATTCGCCAGCGTTCCTTGCTCATCCATCGTCGCTTCCCCAATGTTCTTACCATCGAGAAACCACGTCGTATTGCGCTTGTCCTGTCCGCGGCGCTGATACCAGTGCGCCTTGAACGACACTCGTCCCGCCGCCAGTTCTGGCAGCACCGCAAACTCGTTGCCAGTAAGCCTGACCAGGTCCATAATCCGGCGCAGCAGATCGTGATAGTGATACTCGATAGAGCGGCCCGTCCCGCCCGCATAGATCGTTCCAATCTCCACGCCGGTTGGATACTCGGCATTCTCTTCTTCGATCAACGATTGAAAAATCTGTCCGGGAGGAGTCGAGTTGAATGCTCTACTCTTTGCCGTCACACGCCAGTCGAGCAACCGCTCACCGCTGTACGCAGTTATGCCGACCGACCCATGCACACGGCGACGAGGCGGATCAATCACCCCGCCCCACAACGGCAGGCCATTATCGAACTGAATCAGCGCCACATTACCAAACGCCAGCTTTTCCTGCGTGCAATTTTCGTCCGACCAGGCCAGCCACAATTTTGCCATCCCGACGCCGTTCAGCCGCCACGTCGCCGATTCGACCAGCGCGTGCGTCTCGGCGATCAACAGCCCGTTTCGATCCGCGAGAGAAACTTGAGCATACATGGCATCTCTCCTAATAGTACCTGGTTTCCCAAGTGATCGTTACCGTGACCGCGTTCGTGCCCGTGTCATCGAACCGGAGCGTATTCGATCCCGGGGCCAGCGGCAGCCAATCCAGCCGTGGGCCAGATACCACAGTGAGCGTTTCCATGTGGACCTGCCCATCTTTCAGATAGGTCACAGTCCCCGCGTCAGTGTTCAGTTCGAGCTCCTGGTTCACCTCCATCGTAAATGTCAACGTCACTACCTCACCAGTCGTTTCGTTGGTGATCGTTACTGCCAAGGGATAGTTTGCTTGCTCTGACCCCAACGTACACGTTGGCGGATTGGTGACAGTGATGGTGCAGTCAGCCGCCTCCAAATTGTTGGCCGTTCCCGGAGGCACGACAGCGACATATATCCCCACGAACCGGCTGCCAGATACCAGCGTTTCATTCCGACTCCAACTCTCCCACGTACTAGCAGATGATGGTTGAGTTATCGTATACTCGTCAACCCACGGCGCTCCAGTTTGAATGCTCTGAATCTTGGCAGTCCACCCGCCAAGATCAAATGCGTACTTTTCTCCGTTCGTAAAGTTGGCGGCAGTTATTCCGCAGGGATTGAACAAATAGAACCTTGCCGAGCTGCCAAAACCAACGAGTTGCGCGCTCACACCAATCTCTGTCCACGGACTTGCATTCGTCACCCGGTTAGCTGTATAGCAGTAACCCCCTGATCCTCCTGTTGGATTTGGATCCCTGATCCACTGCCCAGCCCGCAGCCCATCGTCCTCTCCAAACGTGGCGTACACCCAACTAGCGTTCAGAGAAGTCAACTCGAACGCTGGCTTGTAATTGTCGTCAACCGTCGGCGCAGTCGCGCTCGAATTGCCATAGAGAATCCAGACATCGTGCTGTACCCACCATACTGTAGCGGCCGCGCTGTGCCCCGCCGCCGACGTCCCCCGCTGCGCCCGGCTGACGCCAGTGAACCGCTTGAGCGATGCGGTCTTGCCGGTGTACGTGAACGCCTCCGAGTCAATCATCAGAATGCCCACATTGGGTGCGCCAGAAATATCCTCGTTCACATCCAAGATCGTCACCGTATCTCCAATGAGGATACCGGTCTTGAGCGTAAACTCCTGCTTTGGTGCAAAGTCGAGGTTTACCCACACCTGCGTCGTTGTGGTATTGATCCCATCGAGCCAGCGCCCGACCTCCACCCCATCCACCTGCACGCGCAGATCGTCGCCATCTGCCTGCATCTTTACGGCAGTGACGAGAGCGGCAGTATCCCAGGCATTGTTGGCCAGGTCGAACGGGTATTTGGTCGCCGATTCGGACACAATCCAGCGGACCGGCGCCCAAACCTTGTACGCATACCCCCCCGTCTTTGCCGACGTTGGCTTGATCTTGAGAATCGGATACGCTGGAGCTGTGCCGGCGTTGGTCAGCGCCTTCTTCTGCCCGGACGCCGTAACACTCCACGTATCCGATGCAGGCGTCGTTCCCCGCCAAAACACGTCGCCATCAACAACCGCCCGCGCATTGTAGTGCGTGGGTTGGTCAGTAGTCACCAACAACTCGACCAGCGCCATCACGTACCGCTCTCGGCTGTCGTCGTCCTCGGCAATCACCAACCGCTCGGGCGTTTCGTTGTTTGGGTCTAGCCACTGGAACAGTTGATCCCGCAGCGCGAGCACGTTTGCAATGTCCTCTATGGCAATCCCAATCGGGATAGTGCGACCTGGCCGGCCCAGCCCGGCGATCACCGGCCAGGCGTTCTGCCTTCCGACCAGATTTACAGCCACCCGTGGCAGCGACAGCCCCGTGCGGTCCTGCAGCGTCGCCACGTACTCGTCAGCGTCAAACGTGTGGCCGCCGAATGAAATAACCTTTGTCATGCTTGCCCCCCTTTTTATGACCTTCCACCTGGCAGGGACAAATCGTACAGTTGCTCGATCAGCCCCTTGGCGTCCTGGACACCCTGCAGGACGACTGTCTCAATCGTCAGGCTCGTCCCATAATCCCGATTATCGTTCCTCGCTCCTGCACCGCTCGACGCTCCGAGCGCGGCCGCGCTGCCCCCGGCCACCGCCCCGGCCAGCGCCGGCATCATCGTCAAACTGGTCGCCAGTTGGGGCACCCCCATCCGCGCCAGCGCTTCCATTTCCCGCCTGATTCCTACCAGCCCCAGCTCCAGCGGCGTCGGTGATCCTGGTTGCAACCAGGATGGAAGACTGTCGCCCAGCCCTGTGATCTTTTCGGCCAGAGTGTTGAGCCACCCCGTCACCGTCTGGACCACCTCACCAATCCCATCCAACGCTCCCTGGATGATTGGCAGCACATGATCCCCAAGCCACTGGAACGCAGGGCCGAGCGCGTTCCGTATCGCACTGGTAACAGAGTGGAAAATAGGCATGATGTGATCATCAATGAACTGCCAAACCGACCGTATCGCCGGCAGGAGCACATTCTCCCACAGTCCGGTCAGCGCCCTCACAGCCACGCCGAGAACAGCGTTCATGACATGCCCCACTGACTCCAAAATTGGGATGATATTGTCCTGGAAGAACGACCAAACCATCGCCAACGCGGGCTGCAACACGTTTTGCCAGTATGCGGCCAGTCCCGTCACTGCGATCCCGACGTAATTGCTGATCACATCAGCCACGGTCCTGAGTATTGGCATGATCGCTGTCTGGAAATAATCATAGAGGGTCCGTAGCACAGGCAGGAGCACGCGCTCCCAGTACTCAGCCAGTTGATTCACCGCGAACTTTACCACCTCAGCATAGTGCGCCACACCGGTCAGGGCTGGCCCCAATACCGTCGCCAGCACAGACGCGACCAGTTCTAATGCTGGCCGCAGTCGCGTATCCCATGCCTCCTGCAAAGCCTGGATTGCCGTCGGCAAATTTGCTGACAGCCAGTTCCACAAATCCGTCAGGATCGGGACGACATTGGCCTGGATGAAATCCCACACCGTCTGCAACGCCGGCAACAACTGCGTCTCCCAGGCCGTCTGCAGCGTCTGGATCGCCAGCGGGACATTGACCGACAGCCAATTCCACAGATCCGTCAGGATCGGGAGGAGATTGATCTGAATAAACTCCCACACCGTTTGCAGCGCCGGAAGAAACTGCGTCTCCCAGGCCGCCTTTAAGGAGGCAATCGCCAGCGGCACATTGACCGACAGCCATTCCCACATCCCCGCCAGCGCCGGCTGGACCTGCGCCCAGACCTCCATCAACGTCGTCCGAATCCCGCCCCAATCGTTTTGCCAGGCCAGATACAGCGCCGCCACCGCAGCCGCCACCAGCGCGGCTGGGGCCTCCATCGCCAGCAGCACCGCCGCCACCACCCCGGCAGCCGCCGCGACGTACTCCCAGTTATCCGTCAGGAACGTGAACGCATCCGCCAGGAACGGGACGGCCCCCGCCGCCAGGCGGATCAAATCCTCTGCCAGCGCCCCGATCCCCTCAATCAGCGTTGGAATGAACCCGGCCCCGGCTGCCATCTCCTCTCCCACCATCGTCCCCCAGGCCGACCCCATCCTGGCAAACGCATCCTCGAACACCGGCGCCAGCTCCTCAATCGTCGCCTGGATTGACCCCCACGTTTCCTCCGCCGCCGTTCGGATCGGTGGCCAGTACGTGTTCACGAACGCGCTGACCTGGTCAAACACATCGAAAATAAACCCGACCGCCTCCCGCATTCCGGCCTGCGCCTCTGGTGGAAAGATCATGTCAACCAGCGCCATCGTGCCGGCCTCTGCCCCCAGGCCGGTGAAAATCGTCTTGAGCCGACCCAACTGATTCAGCACGCTTTTGGCAGGTCCAAGCACCGACTGCAACCCCGCGCCGAGGTCGGCCCCAATGTTCGCCAGCAACCCGCTGGTCACCAGTCCCCGCGCCTCGTCGAAAATAGTACCGAGGAAACCCGTCATCTCCTCCAGCGCCGGCGTGACCAGGTCAGCCCCGGCAAAAAAGAACAGGTCATTGATAGACGACTTTAGACCGGAGAACGTCCGGCTCATCCGTTCAGCCGCCCCGCCAAAGTTCTCGCCGGCGTACTGCACGAACGCGCTGCTTACCTCCTCCATCGTCATCCGTCCGGACTCGAGCGCGGCGCTGACATCCTCCACGCTCATCCCCAACGTGCTGCTGAACACGTCCGCCAGGTCCAGCCCGACCATCCGCAACTGGCGCATATTCGCCGCCGTCAGGTCGCCCTGCACCAGCGCCTGTGCCAGGTTGTAGCTGACCCGGTTGAGCATATCCCCCGACAGCCCCAGGGCGGAGGCCGTGTCCAGCACCGCTCCGGTCAACTCCATCGCCGTGTCCGAGGTCGCGCCGAACGCCATATTCAGCCGGAACGTATCCGCCACCTGCCGGTACTCGAACGGCGACACCAACGACAGGTCGCGCAATTGGTTGAGCAGTTCTTGCGCCCGTCCCTTCGCCTGCCCCATCGCGTCCTCGATGGACATCGTACCGACCCGCACCTGCCTGCTGGTGGTCACGAGTTGCCCCTGCTGCCCGGACAGCGCCGCAATCGCCGCCCCCGTGTCGGCATAATTCCGCTGCAACTCCTGCAATTTCATCAGAGACAGCCCGGCCTCGGCGCTTTCCTCACCATGCCGTTCCGCCAGCGTCGCGTACCGATCCGCAGCAATCTCGACCTGGTACCCCAACTCCTGGTATGACAACTGCAACTCGCCAAGCTGCTCTGTTTCCTCGGCAGTCAGTTGACGAATCTGAGTTGAAGTTTCCGTCATCAACTCCCCGCGCGAAATCTCCCTGGCCGCCAACGTCTCCAGCGAGATCGTCAAGTTCTGGAGGTCGGACGCGCTCTGGATCGCCTCACGCCCCATATCCATCAGCCCGCGCATGACCGCCTGGAACCCCACAGCCACAAGCTGGCCGGTGGCGAACTGGAGAATGCCCTGCGCCGTGCTCTGGAACGACCCGAGCGCCGACTGCGCCTCCTTCACCCCGGAGCGGACGCCGCTGCCGTCAATAATGATCTGCCCGTATGCCGACCCAAGCATCACCGGCGACACAACCACACCTCCCGGCCCTGGGCGCGCAACGAGGCGCTGTGAACGCGCAGCGCCTCGTCTTTCCGACTATTCAATTGTCCGGCGGCAACCGTTACATGACGACCATCTTTTCTGGTATCGTGAACGTGCTGCCGGGGGTGCTCTTCAACGCTTCCATCAACCAGGCCAACGCTGCAAAATTCTCTTGCAGATCCTTGACGTGCGCCACCTCCTCCGCCTGGCCCGTATCGGCTATCTCTTCCAAACGGATCCTGCAGGCCGCCGCCAATGCCTTTACCTCTGCATAGCTCAGGTTGACCTTCACACCGGCTCTGGTTTTTTCGACAGTCTTCATTTGCGCCAGTCCCTTCTTGTCCGGCTGGCGTCAGATCGGTTTCGCCGTCAAACCGGCCACCTTCACCCGCTTCTTTCTTGCAGGGACGTCCCGCAGCAATTCCACGTTCAAAGCGGTAGCTGCCAACAATGCCTGCAAGGACTCGACGAGCGCCGCCTCCTGCTCCTGATCGGGACGGATCAGCACCTCGCGCAACTGGGTCTGGCAGGCCGCCGACAGAGCCTTCAGATCCTCCAGGCGCAGCATGATCCCATCCGCGCCACCTGCGTTGACATTTCCGACTAACATTTGTGAGACTCCTTTTCCCCGTCTTGGGAATAAACGCCAAAGTGCTGCGACGGAATTGCCTACCGGGAGCCTCACAACTCGGGCGGGAGGTTTTTGCCGTCGCAGCACTTTGGCGACAACAGACCGAACGTGGCTCACCACGCCCGGCGTTATGCACTTGGCAATAAAAAATCCTCTCGCGCTTAGAGTTGTGAGGCTCTGTTGTTAACATTCTACCACACCCTCTTGCCGGTGTCAACCGGTGATTCTCGTCGCATAACTCATATTATCGCGCCTACCAGATGCCACTTTTCGGGATCGCCATGCGCCGTTTCACCCGTCCCCGTGGATCGCGGAACCGCCGGCCGCCAGGCGCTTCCCCCCCAGGGGGAGCGCCCAGGACCGCCGCCAGCACATCACCGGCCGCTCGCTTTCCGCGATTGGCCAGCGCCTCCTCGGCCTGCCGCCCGATGCGCAGACACGCCAGATCAACCTGGTACGCCGCCCACGAATCCTCTACCCCCAGGATCGCTGACGGCCTGCAACTGTACGCCGCTCCCAGGCTATGCAGCAGCCACAGGTTCCGCTTGTCCCTGGCGAAACATCCCCAGGTCGCCCGCCCCGGACGCCTGGTGGACTTGCTTGAAAATGGCAAAGCGGTCTATCGCCGACAGCTCCTCCACGCCCAGGTGCTCGTCGTCGGGCTGATCGGCGACCGGTGGATCAACCACGGCCGCCTTCACCAGTGCATTGATTGCCGGCGCCAGCTCGGAGAACGTCGCCAACGAGAACTCGGCCGAGTCCCCCGCCCCGATCACCTTTTCCAGCCCTGCCATCAATGGCGCTGGAATCTGCCCGCCCATGGCCAGGTCCAGCACCGTCACCGGCTTGATCTTGACGGCCAGGCCACTGGGCAGCGTCATCTCCGTCGTCCGCCCTGCGCGCCACTCGCTCAGATTCACGACACTCCTCCTCCGCGCAACAGCCAGCGCGTGATTCGCGCCCAGCCTGCGCATCCTCGCAGCGGCCAGGCCGCCCAGGTTACGACGCGGGCAGCGTGGTGGCCGTCTCGTTTTCAACGAACTCATAGATGCGGTTCGTCCCGTCGTCCACAGCGATCCCGGAGCAGGACGTCACCCAGAACTCGCCGCCCTTGAACGTCCCCTCGACGTTGCCGGTCACTTTCGCCTTGAAAATCTTGCAGTGGACGTCGTCGGTGCCAGAGCCAATGACCTTGCCATAGATCTTGAAATAGGGATAGTGCGCCCCAGCCCGGCCCGTCAAGGTCTTGGTGCGCGTCGGCGTCGTCCCGCTCTCCGTCGCCGTGCGACCAGTGATCAGCGCATAGGCTTCCAGGCTGATCCCGCCAGCCTCCAGCGACCATTCGACAGCCTCAGTGTAAGCCGCCACGGCCTTGATCGCGTCGTCACCCATCAGTTCGCCGCTTTTAACTCGCTCGGTAAACTTGAGCGTCTGAGCGGCCGGCAAGTCAACCTGCACCACCGTTCCGCCAATGTTGGTCAGTTTGACATCGTACAGACCAAACGGATCGTTTCCATAAGAGTCTGCGCCCATTTAATCCTCCTCAGTAATAGGTTGTTCTTGCGAGCCTTCGCCCGCTCTCTTTCGCCGATTCCGTTTCACCGCTGCTGGCGGTACCTGGCCCTGCGCCAGCACCCCGCTGGCCAGCAGCGTTTCCGCGTCGCCATCCTCCGCGACAAACAGGCCGCCGGGCTCCGTCAGCAGTTCCAGCGCCAGATCGTCGTCGGTCACATCCTGCACAAAACCCGTGGCCGTGCTCCACTCATACCCGGCGACGATCCGCCGCACCACCGCCGACCCGTTCCATCGAATCCTCATGCGTCACCTCCCATCACCTCGATCAGCCCTCGCGCCGTCCGCGACCAGGTCGCTTTCTGCGCGATCCAATCAGCCGCCGCCTCTCCCAGTCTGGCCGCGTCCTCACGATTCTCGAAACACCAGCGCATCAGCTCCGCGCAGTGCTCAACGTCAGGGTCAACCCAGTCCCCGATTTCCCCCCACTCCCAGAAACCGTAATCTGCGGGACTCTTTCCGGCCACCCGTAGCGGCAGCGCCCACGAGGCGATTTCCTCAGCCAGGCCGCCTTGATCCGTAGCGATCACCGGCAGCCCCGTCGCCGCCGCCTCACGGGGTGGCAGCCCCCACCCCTCCCCCCGCGACGGAAAGACGAACGCATCAGCATCCGCCAGCATCCTTCGCAGCGCCGTCCTCCCCACTAGCCCGTGGACGATCTCCACATTCGCATCACGGCATCCCTTCACCCCTCGCGGCAGCGAGCGGAAGTGCATCTTGAGCCGAACATCGGGACTATCCCGGAACGCCAGCCAGAACGCTTTGTATACAATGTCCCATCCTTTGCGCCTGTCCGGTGTCCCACTCCACAGAAACGTGTACGGCCTGCTGCCGTGATCCGCCCGATCCAGCAGCCAATAGTCTGCCGGGTCCACCCCCCAGCGCACCACCCGCACCGGCGCCGTCACCCCGTTTTCGACAAACACCGTCTTGTTCCACTCGCACGGCACAACGCACACCTGCGCGTACCGATTGATCAAATTCACCCACCCGACGGGCAGCCGGGTCGCCTCGAACATCGTGTAATTGACCAACCTGGTCGTCCCAATCGCCCGCAACCAATCCGGCGTACAGAGCGCCAGCGCGTCGCCGAGACAACTCCATGCCCGTAGCTTCGAGTCCCCGAACCCCCCGCCCACTTCCCGCATATCCACCACGCCGACGCTGCTGCTCTCGCGCTGCAGCGCCTGCGCAATCTTGATCGTCGCGTACCCGTACCCGTCACGCGGCATGTGAAAACCCATAAACGACCAGGTCATCGTTACCCCCGTTTCCTCGTTGCCACGTACCGGCTCATCCCCATCGAGCAGCGCATCGCCTCATCCCGCTGGTCGCGCACATCATCCGCCCAGGCGATCTCCCACGTTCCTGCCGCCAGCTTGGCCCGCTGCAACAGCGCCAGCGTCCGATCCATCGCCGCGTCAATCGTGTCGTACCCGACCCGCTGGTAAAAGAACACCGCGACAAACAGCCGTGTCGAGACGTTTCCAGCCTCCGTGAACGGCCCCGCCTGCGTGTCACTCTCCTCCGTGACGAGCGCACATGGTAGGATCTCCCCGCTCTCGTCGAACGCATCCGGCGTATTCTGCCGGCTGATCTCCGTCCCGGTATACACGCCTCCGGTCAACAGCGCCATCAGCGTCGTATCATCCGCCAGATAGTCGGCGATCTCGCTTCTCACTTCTTCACCCTGCGCTTTCCTGTTTTCCCCGACGCTGGCCGCTTCCTGGCCAGCCTGGTCATTTCACCTAATTGACCAGAAAGAATAGGCCGCACCTGGTCCCTGATCTTTTCAAAATCCTCCCAGGACTGCACGTCCATAAACGTCTGCAGAAGCGCGAGCGTCGACCCGAGCGCCGCGGCCAACTTTTGGTTAGTTGATTCGTCTTGGTTCATCTGTCCGCCGTTTTTCTGGTCTCATAAGCGTCATTATTGCGCCTGCTCATGACGACAATCCCACCATCCCCAGGGGGACATTTCCCAGGAAATACTCTTGCAGCGGTAGTTGCAACTGCACATTGCCACGTGCCTGCCGATTCAGCGCATCCTCGTCCCCCCACAACCAGGTCGTCAACGAGTTGGCCATGGCCGCTCCCACAGCCACCGTGAAAATATCTGGCCGGTTCGTCACCCCGACCGTCTCCGCGTAAGCGTCCATCGCGGCCCACGGCGTTGTGCCTGCAACCCAACCGTTGAGATTGGACACAAACTGCGCCTCGTTCATCATCACCGCAATTTTCAGGCACAGGCATTGTACGTGGACCGGCAGCAGAATCGTTCCCACTGGGTACACACCGTCCCCGTTTTCACCGCCCTTCACAATGTCCTCGCAATCGCAACCAATCGGCGGATGGCTGGGACTGAGCACAATCTGTTCTCCAACTACCCAGGGCACGCCCAGGGCCGCGTCCGTCGCCATATTGTGAATCGCCTGGATCTCATTCCGCGCCAGCCGGAGCGCATAGTAAGAAACCCCCTGGCTGGCGCACGCATCGCCCGAGTACAGTCCGGCTGGATTCCCACTCGCAATGTCGGTCTTGGTCAACCCACCCAACCTGGTGCTCGTCCAGCGCGGGCAATCCATCCCTGCCCCCAGGTACTGCTCCAACTGCTTTGCAATGTTCCATGCGCTGTCGCCACTGGCGACCCCATTGTAGAGAGCAGCCTTGATCCCGTTCACCGAGTCCGTGTCCAACTTCCAAATCCGCTGGCTCAACTGCAACCCATCCTGATAAATCCGCTGGTTTGCTGCCGCCATCACCTTCTGCAACTGCGGATCGAACACCGGATTGCCCCCCTCCTGCTCCACCAACTCCCGTCCGGACCTGGGCGACCCGTGCCGCTCCGTCTTGGGCGCGTTATAGGCAATCCATCCCTGGTGCCACACCGCCACCGTCCCAAACGGAAGCCGGGCCGCCTCCAACCGCAGCGCCTCAAACATCGCCGTCCAGTCCCCAAACACCCGTTCCCAGTCCTCCACCAGCGCGTTCTGCGCCTTGAGCAGCCCGGCGCCGTCCAACGTCCCATCCTCCCCGGCCGCTCCCAGCAGCGTCGCCCGCGCCCGCTGCCCGTACTCAATTAGCATCCGGTGCGTCTCGCCGATCAGAAACAGGTGCATCCGCATCAGCGCAATGTACTGCGCCCACTCGGCCTTGTCTACCGGAATGTCCGCGAGCGTCTTGGCCATCCCTACCCCATCCTCCGCTGCGCCGCCGCCAGGCCGCCGGCCACCGTCGCCGGCGTGCCCTCGTCGCCGCCTCGCTGCGCCAGCATCGCCCCCACGTCAACCCCTGGCAAGAATTGGGCCAGGACTCCCCACGTCGCCTCATCCGGCCACCCCAACGCCCGGAGCTTGAGCGCCGCGTCCGCCACGTCCCGCACATCCGCCGGCGATAGCGTAGTCTTGGCCTTCCAGCGGATCGTATAGTCGAGGCCGCCCGGCCAAATCCCGGCCAGCAGCCATTGCAGCTCGACGAGCGGCTTGATCAAATCCGTCTCGGCCCACTTCCGCAGCCCCACCAACGTCTCGTCGTACTCTTCCTTTTTCTGCGCCAGCACGTCCCGATTCAGATTTTCCCCATAGCCCAACAGCTCCATCGGGACGTCGCTCGCCATCAGCCACGTCTGAATGTGATGCAGCACGTCGCCAATCTCCGCCAGCCGTGCGTCCCCCTGGATTGCCGTCACCGCTCCCGCCCTGTTGACAAAATAATCAGCCACCGCCGCAAAGGGATTGTTGAGCGCGTCCTTGTTCATCTCCTTGTACGACGTAAGGGCGGCAGCGTCAGCCCCCTCAACGACGTGGAGAAACTTCATCCCGGCCCGGGTCTTGCGCCGCACCGCAATGTCAACCTCCCCCTCCCGCACCCGCTTCCATGCCCCGGTCGCCGACGAGAACATTGGCGACCCATAGCGGCTATCCTCATCGTGGTCCCACCGCGCGTGGACAATCTGCCAGACCGCAAACCACACCGCCCCAGGGGGAGCCTCAACGTACCACGTCTCAGGAGACCACCAAAAAGCCCGGCTGGGATCGGGGAACTGATCCGCGTCATTGCTGGCCCGGTGCATCTGGAGGGTTGGCTTGCGCGTAATCTCCGCAATCTCCATCCGCTCGTTCACCCCAACCTCCAGAAACGAATCTCCATCCCGGACCGTCAACCTGATCCAGTCGTCCATCCGCTTGACCAGGTCCATCCGCTTTTGCAGATCCGCAGCCACCTCAGCCGCCGGGCCGTTACCGGCCACGTCAACCGTCCATCCCCCGCCAACAATATCCCGCGCCAGCGTTCGTATAGACCGCTTTGCGCGTGAATCTTGCTCATACATCTTTCGGCACGTCTCGACGACACTCCACCGAGACGAATCAGCTTGAAACGCCGCCACCGTCGCCGTCGGCGACTGACTGGGTGACCGCATCTCATTGCTGGTCGTTTTCGCATTTATTGGGGCGGCTCGCTGCTGCCTCAGCAGCCATGCCCCCACTGTTTCCCGCAATCCCATTCGGCTCTCCGTTACCCTACACCGATCTGCCGCAGCATCCTCTCCAACGTGGGAAGGTGCTGCTCAATCGTGCTCATCACAATCGCGTATCGTCCCCCGTTGGACAATTCGAGAAACTTGCCATAGAAAACCGTGTGCCCGAACATCAGAATGAGCGAATCCAGGCTACCCTGGATCTCAATCGTATCCGTAGCGACAGAGGCCGCCCCAGGACTCACCATCCCAACCGCTGGCGGCAGGCCGAACCCATCTACCGCATAGAACAGGCCGCCCCGGGCATTCCCCGTCCGATCCTCCCATCGTGCTCCACGCCGCCCCGAATTTTGCATCTGCTGGCCCACGTATGAGGCTACCGCGTGAACGGCCAGCAGCATATTGTCGCCGTACTGATTGATCTTCCGCCCAAACGTGCTGGGCGGAACAACCCACCTGAAACCCGACCCGGCCATCTACTCCACCATCTCCGCCTCAGCCACCACACTCGCCGCCCGATTTGGCCGCACCAGCACCACCTGGTACAGAACCCCGCCGGCGTCATTGAACCGGTCGCCCGGCTCAATATCCAAGTCCACCCCGCCCATCACCACCACCCGGCTCGCGCTCTCCTGCGCCTCCCCGCTCTCCCGCACCGACCCGGACCCAGCCCGCGCAATCCGCACCGCCTGGTGGCCATCCAACGTCGTCGCCCCGCGCCGGATCGTAATCGTCTCCTCCCGATCCCCGCGCACCGCTGCCAGATCGGCCTGCATCTGCGCCCAGTCGTCATTCGAGAGCAATCCAGCAACCATCAGAACTCCGCCTGTTCCGTCGCCGTATACGTCGCCCGCATCCCCAACGCCTGGCCGCCCCCGGCCCGCGTCGCCGCCTCGCGGTACTGCGTCTCCAGCTCCTTCGCCTGCGCCCGGAGGCTATCCGCCAACTTCTCCTTGCTCACCCGTTCATCCCCAAAAGCGTACTGATACGATTGCAAGCTGGCCGCGTTCGCCTGCAACATGATCGCTTTCGACTGCGCCAGCAGCATCAGTACCGCCACATCGTCATCCGTCAGATACGGGTACTCGTCATCGTCCAGAACGTGGCCGGCAGCGTACCACAGTTCCCGCTCCAACGTGTACGTCGGTGTCGGGACAAAGGTGATCGTCTGGCCGGCAATGGTATAGCTCTCTGAGAATCCGGCAGGGACAGGGATCAGCGCCCCTCCTCCCGTGACGACCGTATCGCTCACCCCCCCCAGGGCCACCAACCTGATCACGCGCAGAAAATCGGTTGGCAGCGTGTACGTCGCCGTCCCAGAGACCACACTGATCGTCACGTACCGTTCCATCGAGTTGCGCCGCGACCAGTCCGCCACCGCGTCCGTGACGCAGCGCTCGTACTGGTCGGCGCTGGGGATCCCATCCCGCGCCGGCACATCCGCCGCCAAACGATTCGTCAGAGTCTCCAAATCAATCGCCACTGCCAGCCCCCATAATGCAGGTTATGCGACCAGATTACTCCGCGTCGCCGACCAACTCATAGCCCGCCGGATTCGCCTGGTGCGCCCGTTCGTACTGCCAGAACGGAACGACGTGCAGTTCGTTCAGCCATACCGCCCGGTTGCCCAACAGTCCCCGCTCGACCTTCACGCGGACCTTCACCAGGTCTGTTCCCACCCGCGCCATTGCCAGAGCGTCAGGGAGAATGTTCTCAACGATCAGTCCTTCCCCGGGGCCGGATGGCTCAACCTGCGCGTCGCCAGGGGGGACCTCAACGACAAATCCCCCCCTGGCTGGCTCTTCCGCCTTCGCGGACGGTTCTACTATACGCTTTGCCATTGCTCCTCCATCGTTTGCTTGCTGGCGAGCAGGAGAAGACACAACGCCTTCCCCTGCCCGCCAAACCTCGGCCGCTCTCTTACCGCCCCGCCGAGTTCTTGAAAATCGCCGTGATCGTCGGCGTCACCGCCGTCGCCGTCTGCAGCGCCACCGAAAACCGCAAATAGTTCCCGTGCAGCGGAACTTCAACATAATCCGTCCCATCGGCGGCGAGCGCGATCCGGTACGGCACCAACTCGCTCACCCTTTCGGCGCTGGCGCTGGTAAACGAATGTGACAAAGACGTCGAGTCCGTGTTGTCGTCAGACGATCCCGCCGTCCCCTGCACCGTCGTGATCGCGTTCGTGCTCGTCACCGTCACCGTATTGATCACATAGACGTTCACCGTCGCCGTCGTGGACAGGTCCGCCGTATAGTCCAGCGGCAGCACCCAATCCTCGGAGAGGTACTGCACGTCCACCCAGTTCACCCCGTCCGCGCTCACCTGTGGCGTCACCGTGATCGTATTGGTCGTTGTCACCATGTCCACCGTCACAAACACGTCGGCGATGTACCAGCCCTGGGACAGATAGCCGGTGCTCGTCCCACCGCGGTAATAGGTGGCCTGGGTGATCGCGCTGGTGCCGGCAGCGAACACGACGGTCTTGTAATTGAAAACGCTGCCTGGGCCTGGGTCAGCCTGAATCGCCTGAGCCGGCCGCGCCGACACGCCGCACACATTCAGCGCCAGGATCAGGATAGCGACTGCCAGAACGGCAGCCAGACCACATCTTTGTAACTTTTTACTCATCGGTTGTTTCCTCCAATTGTTCGTACTATGAAATGGGGTTCGTCAGGCTGACGGCTAGGCCGTCAGCTTGACAAATGCCCCCTTCTTCGGGACCGGCGCATCCGTGCCATTGAACTCTTCGGCATAGTACTGCTCCGACCCCACCAGCTTGTTGCTGCTGTACGACGGGTACGGCCCTTTCAGAACCATCGGGCGGAAAATCCGGTGCATCACCAACTCCCGATTGCCCACCAGGATGAACTCGTCGGTGAACAAGGTGGACTGGAACACCGGCAAGCCCTTCACCCGCCCGACAAAGCCAGCCGCATTAATGTCCATGTCGGGACGCATTCCCGCGGCCGAAAACTGTTTGCTGTTCGAGACCAAGTCGCCATTGGTCACGGAGCATAGGATAAACGTCGGCTCATAGTACCGGTTGGCGACCTTGACCTTGGCTACCCCGACGTAGCGGAACAGAATGTCCAGGTTCTCATCGTAGGTGGCTGTTCCGCCGGGCGTGGCGGACCACGTCCCGCCACTGTTATTTGCCACCGACAGCGCCACCCCCAGGCCCATGTACAACATGCCCCTGTCAATGATCTCCTGGATCTTGCGCACCAGTCCGGCCAACGTCCGCCCCGTCGCGTCCCAACTCAACTGCGACCGCGAGAACACCACGACCTCGGTGCTGATCTCGGTGGCCAGACGGTCGGCGAGAATCTCCAACGTCTTGTAGGCCAGCGTCAGCTTGGCACGTTCGATGGCCGCCAGTTCCCCCTTCCGCACAGCGTCGTAGGTATACGTCACCTTGACCACGTCTCCCGCCGTGATGCCGCCGCCGGTGATACCGCGCACCTGACCGTTGGCATAGTCAATGGCATAGTCATCGCCCTCGACGTAGGTCGTGACCAGCGTGGTGTCCTTCACAACGACCGTCCCGGGCTGCTGACGCTTGTTGGCCAAAGCATACCAGGTATCGAGCGCCGTCAGCGTGACCGCTTCGTTCGTCACCGTGGCCGTGCTGCCAGACTCGCCGGCATAGACCTCATAGTACAGCCGCGACGGCGCTTGATCCGTCGTGGTCACATCAAAGATGCTCGCGGCCACCAGGTTGGGCACCGCCTCCGCGATCACCGCGCGGGCCACCGAATACGGCAAATTCAGGTCGCTGACCTGCTCCGCCTCGACCAGCGCCGACTCTTGGAGCAAATAGTTGCCGTACAACTCGTCGAACCGCTCCAGCACCTTCTTGGCCAACCGCTCGCCCGGGCTCATGTCCACCAGTTGCCTGTTCCACTTGCGCGCCGGCGCGCGGCCCGCGTTGACCATCGCCTCGGTCAGCATGTGACTGGCCCGCGCGAACTCGGGCGTCCCGGTCTCGCTCTCCAGCACCGAGCCGAGCATCCGCATTCCCGGCATCCCCCGCGACGCCAGTTCCAGCCCGGCCATGATCGCGTCATACTCCCGGCGCTTCTCGACCAGCACCCGCTTGGCCGCTTCCTCGCCGCGCGGCTTGGCGGCCAGCACAGCCTCGCCAAACTGCTTCTTCAGCCAGTCTGGGTACTTGATCGTGGCCACCTGCGCCTCGACGTAGGCCGCCGTCGCCCGTTCCTGCTCCGCCTCCTCCAGTTCCCGCGCCCGGGTCAGCTTGGCCTTGAGCGCCTCGGACAGATTGTCCGTATCGGCCAGCCCCAGGCTCTCGCGCAGCGAGCGGTCCAGATCGCCGCCGGCCGCCGGCTGCCCGCGTTGCTGCGCCAGCCGCAGCACCGCCTCAGTAATGTCTGCCTCCGGCCCGATCCCGAGCGCCGAGCGCAGCGCGGATTCCTTCAGCGCCGCATCGCGCCCAGCCATCGCCTCCTCGACCTGCTTCCGCACCGTCCCCGTCAACTGGTCGAAAAAGCCGCTTTCTTGCAACACCCGCAGAACATCTTCCGGGTTCATAGATTGATCCTCCTGTGATTCAAAATAGGTCACACCTGCTGAGGCGTCACTGGGTTCGAGCACCAAATCGTACCCTGTGATCACCAGGTCGGTAATCACCTCTACCCGACCGTCCCCCTTCCCTTCGAGCCGCGATTCTCCATATCCGCGCTGGCTCGTGCCCGGCATCACGCCGCCCTCCATCAGCGCCAGGATGTCCTTCCCCTTGCTGGTTTCGATAATCGTTCCTTCCAAAAGAACTTGTCGGTCATCGAAATCCAACTCGTCCCAACAAACGACCGTCTCCGTTAGACTTGGACGCCTGGTTGGCTTGTGGTCGGGATGCTCCGCCTCACCGAGCAACATGTACCGTCCCTGCCCAAGCGACTCGTGCAGATGGGTCTTGGCCTGCTCGACCGCCGCACGCAGCACCGCAGCAGGATAGCGCCTACCGTTCCCGTTCACCACGTCCGCCGTGATCCCCACCGCCCGAATCCGCCGCCGTCCATCTTCTGCGGACTCGGTCAATAGCGTTACGGCCCCGCTCTGTTCGACAAACCGCTTCCCCTTTGGTGACCTCCGCGACTCCGCCATACTCGTCGCAGGATTGTACGCCAATTCGACAACCTCCCACTGGTCGCGGTTCGCAAAAGTGTAACTACCAGTGCCATCGGATTCATAGGTTACATAGTAATACTCATCCTGTGGGAGATCATCGCTGGTCACAATTACATACGTGTCAAAAACCTCGTCCCCCAACACCCAATACGAATCCCAATCTGGGTAAAAAGGAAACTGCTTCCTGAAAGCGGACCTCACTTGAGCGATCAGATAGCCATACGACCCCTTTACCTCGACCAACGCCTTTCCACGCCCGACCTGGCGCAGACTCTCCCGAATCCCGTCCGGCATCTCCTCGTCGCCCATCGCTCGATAGTGTTTCCGGGCGTGCGCCTTCGCCTTTCCCATCGCCGCCGCGTCCAAATTCGGCTCTGCCCGCGCCCCGGCCAGCGCCCCGGCCAGCGCCTGCACGCCGCCCCGGTTCACGACCACCGCGTTGCCGCTCAACTCGTGGTGCGCCCCGAACGCCTTGCTGTAGGCAAACGTCGGTTTGCCTGCCCCGTCCGTCCCGAACGCATCATCTGGCACATAGCCATAGACCTCGCGGATCACCGCCCGCGACACACCCCCGGCGGCGTACAACTCGGCCAGCCGACTCCCCAGCGCCGCCTTGTCAACGTCCCCCCAGGCCGTCTGGGAGAACTTTTTATTGTTCACCTTTACTGCCATATCCCCTCCAATCTCGTCCCATAAGACGCATTATTGAGCCTGCGCTGATCAGTCAAACAGCCCCGTTACCAGCGTCACTTTCGCTGGCGCAGAGACCGCGACCTCCTCCCCACTGCCCAGCACCAGCCGCAGAACCCCATAAAACATCGTGTCGTCAAAGTCATCGTTGGCGCCGTCCGGGAACATCGTCAACTCGTCCTCAGCCTGAGCCAACCACGGAGCGCCAGCCCGATGCAGCACCCGCCCGCTCTCATAGTATGGTGTGATCGCTCGGCCTCGCGTCGTCTTGTCTTTCCCGCCTGGCGACACCGCAACGAGCGGCAGCCCCGTCTCGCGCTTTAGTACCTGTAGGATCGCCCGTCCGCTCGCGCAATCCTCGACGACGATCTCGACCGGCTTCCACCGCCTGTACTGCTCAACGACCGCCTTCAGCAGCGCCGGCGTCTCCAACTTTTCCCGGAACACGTCCAGCAAATAGATCAGTCCGGCCTTTATTCCAAGCGTCGTGCAGACGCTCCAGTCCGCTTCCTTCTTCTCATCCCAGGCCGTATCCCAAACCTGGATGATCCGTTCCAGATCGGTGACGTCATCGAAATAGCGGAACCAAGACCGCTTGAAAATCTTCCCGGCCAGCGCCCGGAGATCGTTCAACTTCTCCCGAATCCAGATCGAGCGGATGCTGGCCAGCATCTCGAACAGCAGCGCCTCGATGGGCCACCGCTGCGGCCACAGCACCTCAACGGCCGCCGTCTTGACCACCACCCCGATCAGCGTCCGCCGCTCATCATAGACCGGCTCGTACTCAATCTCATCCAGCGCCGGACTGATAATCGCGCTGACCACCTGGCAGTTCCACACCGGGTTTCCCAGGATCGTGTTGTAAATGTCCTGCTGTGCAGTCTTGAGCGTCCCCACCACAATGATTTTGGTGTGCGGCTCCCGCAGCTGCATCACCGTCCCCGCGAACCACTGCCGGAGGCTCGCCAACCGTTCTGGCGTCCGCGTGTTCTCGTCGTCCTCCACGTCGTCGAGGATGATCACGTCAAAGTGACCGCCGGTGATCGCCCCCCCGACTCCCACCGCCTCAACCGTCGGGTCCTTCCCCCGGCGCGTCCGCTTGACGTAAATCCTCCGCTGCTGCCAGGCCCCCTCACGGCGTCCCTCCCGTTCTACCACCCCCGTCGCGTTGGAAATATCCTCCTGTCCAACCAACCGCGACCAGTGTGGCGCGTAATACTTTTTGAGAGAGGCATTCCGCTCCAACTCCGCCTTGATCACCTGGAGCGTCTTTTCCGCCTCGCCCGCCGTCTTCTGGACGATCAGTATTCTAATGTTAGGGTCCTCGCATATCCGCCGTAGCGGGTACGCGATGCAAAAAATCTCGCTCTTGCCGTGGTCGCGCGGCCAAAAGTCCCCTTGAAACTTGATGGACTCGTCGTCCACCCGCCGCGCCATATCGTACTGATGCGCCCCTGGCCCTACCCCCTGTCGCCAAACTTTGGCGAAAATCGCGCTATTGCGCCGGGCGGCTGCCCGCAGCTTGCGCTCGCAATACGCCTTCGATTGCCCCGAGATCATCGTCACTCACCTCGTCGAGAGAGACGGACTGGACCACCTGCTTGCTGGCCGTCTTTCCCGCCGCCCGGTCGAGCACCCCAAACGCCGCCGCCCGCCGGTCTCCGTCAACCCATCCCGCCACCTTCCCCAGCGCCTCGACAAGCGCCTGTTTGACCGTCTCGTCCCGTTCCCGCACCAGCGCCGCCGCCAGCGCCCGCCCGGCCTGGGGCAACCCCGTCTCCCCCAATCGCAGCGCCGCATTGATCCGCAGCCCGGCCTCCTGCGCCTGCAACGCCACCTCCAGCGCCGCCAGCGCCGACGGATCGCCGACCACCTGCTGGCGGAGCGCCTGCGCCGCCTCTGGCGCCGTCTGCGCCAACGTCACCAGCGCATCCGTCGTACTCTCCTCGAGAACGAACCGGCGATAATCCCGCCGGGCCAGCGAAACCGCTGCTTGAAACGCATCCTTGTGTTTCCAGCCCTCGCCGGCCTTGCGCCCGTGGTACGTCGCCCGCGAGCACATCTTGTCCGGCCCCGAAAACAGCGACTCGAACGGCAACCCGGCCAGGTCATTGACCACAATCCGCACCACCCCCCGCGCCTGCTGGGGTGTCAGCGCCGCCAGCGCCGCCGTCAGATCATCACTTGCCCACCCAACCGCTGTACTCATTTTGTACTCGCCGACTTTCGTTCTTCCAGGCCGTATTCATCCCGCGCCGAAAAACAACGACTATGCGAAATAAGGATTACGTGATTTCCAATGGCCGCTCTAAACCGGCCAACTGGCGCAGCGCCTCAGCCACCACCGGCTGCAACACGTCCAGCGCCGTCGCTGCTTCCGCACGGCTCCCGTACCCCCAGCCCAAAACATAGCGCCTCCAAATGTCGTCGGGAAAAGTCTCCGCCAGCAGACCGCGCCGCACCGCCTCCCGCTCGACGTCCGCATCCGCCTGCACGTACCACGTCGGCGACCCCCCGCGCCTGGCCCCCGTCCGGCGCACCAACATCGCGCCCTACCGGTTCCGGCTGACCATCTGATCAACCAGATCAGGATTCAGGTGCGCTTTGAGAACCGGGATCGGGTCAATCCACCGGATCCCCGGTGTCAGCCACGAGCGCGAGCTGAACATGTCCCGCGCCACATCAAAATGCAAATGGTCGCCGCCCTTGTAATCCCCCAGGCTGCCAATCACTTGCCCGGCTGCCACCGGCTGCCCGGCTCGCAGCGCCAGATGCGTCGCGTCCTGCGCCAGATGCCAGTACCGGACGTACAGCGGAGCGCCATCGTGCTCGACCAGCAGCACCACCACCCCCAGGTAAGCATCCGTGTACCCCGTCTCCAGCACAATCCCGCTGGCGATTGCCAGCACCTGCTGCCCCCGGTCAACGTCTCCCCAAGGAGCCTTGTCCAGATTCAGATCAATGCCGGTGTGCTCGTATCCGTCATTTTTCTTTCCCGTCGGATCGTGCCAGGTCGCCGCGTACCAATCCTCTGGCCCCGGAACCGGCGTATTCCATACCGACGATGGAACCTCAAAGAACGCTGCCACCCGCTGACCGGTAACGACCAGGAACGCCGGCGACGGGCCAGCGTCACCGGCCAGCGCCATCAACGAGGCCACCGCGTCCTCATGCCCCTGGACGGGGGAGACCGAAATCACACGCCCATCAACCCGCTGGTTCCCTGTGATAACGGCCACCACACCGCCATTCAAGTCACTGATCAGCAAGTCCATCACCGTTCCTCCAGCTTTTCCCGCAGTTTGTCGTTCTCGTCCTCCAGCTCGATCATCCGATCCTCGATCTGGTCTAACCGCTCGCGTAGCCTGCGATTTTCCCCTTGCAACGTGGTAATCGTCTCCGTCAGTGCGCCGACATCGGAACGCCGTGCATTCGCCTCAGCCTGCGCAATCTCTGCCCGCGCCCGCCGTAGAATTGCCAATGAACTGATCAGGCCCCCCACCCCGGCGAGGCCGCCCAGCAGCCCGCCGAGTAGTCCGATCAAATCGGCTAATGACATCGCGTTACCCGCCGATCACCTTGACGTCACTGACCTTGAAGAACTGCACGACCCGGTCTGGGATGGGGATTCCCAGCTTTTGCAGGTTTGGCACCAGATCAGCGACCAGCGTGGTCTCGAGCATCACAAAGGTCGTCGTCGCCAACCAGGACAGGTCCGCCGCGTCACCGATCAGCCGCGCCACCGTGTAAACCGCGACCAGCGGCAGGATCTTGCGCCAAAGGAACTCGAACAGCTTTGCGAGCTGGAAATCCTTCAGGGCAATCGCCGCCGACACCGCCACGACCGCGTTCACACAGATGTGAGTCAGCAGCGCTTTGACATCTGGCATCTGTACGACCTTGAGCAGAAAAGCTGCGATCTGATTCCACACTTCCATTTCAATCCTCCCAACAGAAATTTGACTAACGAAAACGCGCCAGCCCTCCTCATCGAGGGCTGGCGCGCTTTTTACGCTAACGCCACAGCCGGCGCAGACCGGCCGCTGCTATTCGCCTACGTCACGAACACAAAACACGCCGGCCACTTACACCCAATGGTCGGCGCTCTGTGATCATCATGTTGACCGTGCTATCTCCTGCGCAGTCAAATTGAACCTGCACCTTTTCGGGAGACGCAATACGGTCCTGATCATCCAGCAAACCAAGGATGATCAGTTCCATTCTACCGGTCACTTGCTGCTTTTTTTCTCCCACCTGCACAGTAACCATGCTCATATTATAGCAAATTTTTTCTACTTGTCAATACCCAAGTCCTTCAGGATTTTGACCAATTTTAGGCCAAATAATGGGGCTTATTGGACGAGAAACGCCACCCCACTTGGGTGGCGTTTAGACGGATCCGGATATCGCTTTCAACTCTATTTTCCTATCCACTCCATCATCCCTCGTCGGGGGATCAACCACTGCCGTCGCTCAAAATCGGGCCGCTGAAAAGCAAACAACGATCCAGCAGCGATAGCCTCAGCAACGCGAGGCTGCGGCCTACCCACACATCTAGCCACCTCGACCTGAGAAAGCAAATCTTCCCCCACGTACAGCACTATCGCCAGCGCCGCCCAGTCAGCGGCGTCCCAATGCGTCGTCCGCGATCCGGCCCGATCCAACGCAATCCCAAACGTGGAACCAGAAGCGGTCCACCCATCCGCGCGCTGGATCGGCATGTCCTCGTCGTGGGCCATCTCTGGATCGATCCCTGCAACCAATTCGCGCAGAGCCAAAAGATCCTCCCAGGGGAAAAGGATCGCGTCCTGGCCGATCTCCAGTACGGCCAGGGGCAGATCGTCGGTATCGATAGTCCGATGCAATTTCATCTTCATCAAATAGCCTCCGCGCCGTAGCGCACGTAAGCCGCTCGGTCGCAACTGGGGCTATCGTCATTGTCCCACTCGACCTCGCGGGCTGATCGCCCACGCCTGGCGACTGTGCGGATGGTGAACGCCATTCCCCGCACGGCCACAACCGTCGTGTACTCGTGGCCGTTGGAGACGAAATGGAACACATTGTCCATCGTACCAGTCGCACGCTCAATAGCAGTCGCTCCAGGCGCGAAGTAGATGTATCCCTGCGCCTGCCCGACCACCTCTCGACATTCCCCACCGGTTGGGGTGGAGAACGGCCCCACGCGCCCCTGCAAATTCCTATCCATGTTGCGTTACTCCTTAAATAATTCTTCTGGCGTACAAAACATTATCCCTGCCGCCTCTGCCGCCTCCTGATCTGTCCCCAGGTCGCCAATGAAAACGGCATCCTCCGGCGAGCATCCCATGGCCGCGCACGCCGCCAGGAGCATGCCGGGATTCGGCTTGCGCCATGCCGGGTCGCTCGACGTGCGGACTTTTAGATGCCGGGCCGCGCGGGACACCCCGGCGGACAGCACGCGATACCGCTCCGGCGCGATGGACAGACGAGAATCCCCACCGATGGACACAAACCACCAGGCCGCTTCCAGTTCTGGCAGCTCCTTGGCCAGAGCCGCGATCCGACGGCCCACACCAGCAGCGCTGGGAAACTTGGGGTCACCGGTCGCATCCCGCCAGGAAACGCCAGCCTGATTAGTGGCGATGGCAAACCGCGCGCCCTGGGCGGCCATGTCCCGGATGGTATGAGACACGCCGGTCCGGGGGGTGGACGTCCACTTGTCCACCAGCACATCATCAATATCGAAAATTACAAATCTCATTGCTCTCTACCCTTACTGAATTTCGGCTTCGCCGATCCCTCAATCGGGATTCTGTAGGGATTCTCACCCCTGTAGCACTCTACTTTTATACCGTTCCGTTAACCTTTTGCTTCCGCCTTCCGTTCTTGGGCAATCGTGGTGTGGGCATACACAATGTAGCGTCCACCAAATGGGGAGGTCACCCGTCCCAATTCACGCCGATGATCGCCGTAGCCACGCGCTGCATACGAGGCAGCCGCCACCACACAGTATCTGGTCGTACCAAATTCCTTAGCTATTTGATCTTTCCATTCGTTGAGCGTCATTTTATTTTATCTCCTCTTGTGATTTCAACCAGTTTTCCTCGGTTGATGACCATAGTATATCACAATATACGTATATTGTCAATAGTTTTTGGGAAATTGGTGGTCAATTTCCGAAAACTGTAACTTTATGTTCTACTCTTGTTCTAGTAAAAAAAACGAAAGAGGCGCTGTGCACCAACAGCGCCTCGTGACCTGGACACTCATCCCGATTGCCACCGCCACAGACCGCAGCAACGAGGCCAGTGTTTCCATGTACGTGTTTTTAACTCACAGCAACAACGGCTGAACCACCAAACTATCTCCCCCTGGCAAAACCGTTATCCGATCCATCAGGCAATCGGCGTCAGCATCATCCGCAGACCACTTTTCCGGCCACACGTCCAACGCCCACATCTCCCGTATCCGCGCCTCCTCCTCCACATTGACCAGGTCCACCCCTGCCCGGCGCTGAACGTCCAACACAAAGTCCAGGCCGTGCGCCCGGGCCTCCATCGTCAACGGCCCCATCCGCTGCCCGTTCTTGCTGTACTTTTTACCGCCAGCAATCCGTTCCGGGACAACCTTGCGCTTTCGCCATTGCGGTTTCATCAACTCGCGGTACAGCGGCTTTAGTTCCAGCAACGGGGCCAGGTGTGACCAGACCGGCTCACGACACAGCCGTTCTATCGCCTCGTCGCGCTCGATCAGATTGCACCCGACGCACCCGGTACGGACGTCCTCCTCTCCGTAGACGGTGGCAATGTCCGCGACGACCTTGTACCCATGCCTGCGCGGATCATAGTAGAGCCAGTCGTACACAAAACAGATCCGCCAGTGCAGCAGCGGCGCGAGCACGTCGGCCACTGCCGAGTCCGTCGCCGTCTGAAACCATCCCTGCCCGCACTCTCCAGAATCCTTCGAGCAGGACACGGCAATCCGCTGGTCGCGCGCCGCGCTCTCGCCGAGGCGAACGCCAGTGAGCATCAGCAACTTTTGGCCGCTCCGCTCCCGCAGGTCGAGCAACGCGCGGGCCATCGGTTCTACCTTTATCTGTGGCGTACACCACCGAAACCGGTTCTTTGGCGCTGGGACTCCCCTCCCTAGCATGTAGACGAAAAACCGGTCATCAACAGGGGGCAGGACAACCCGCGCGTCAAACCCGTCGTCGCGCAGCGCCACGAGCAGGCCCATCGCCGTCTGCTGCAACGGGGGCATCTCCATGCGCGTATCCGCGTACAGCACCGTCAACGTCTTCGGCGCTGGCACCAACCTCTCCTTGATCGCCCAGGCCACGAACGTCACTGTGGCGCTGCTGTCCTTTCCCCCGCTGTACGCCACCGCCCAGTGGGGATAGCGCCACCCGTACTCGCACAGGCTGGCCAGGCTCAACGAGATCGCCTCATCGAAACCCATCCGCGGAAAAAGCGACTGCTGGCGTGCTTTCATGTTGCCTCCTCCTCACCTACAAAAAAGTGGTGACGCAGCACGTACTTTTGTGGAGAGACGCGCACCGTCCCCACGTCCCGCGCCTCCGCCAGCGCCGACAGGTGGACATAGCAGGTGTTAGCGGACCGGCCATACTTTTCCCGATAGCGCCGGACGGCCCGCTCCACCTTATCCTCCAACGACCGCACCGGGTCATTGTCGAACCACAGCAACCCCTTCTTCATCTAGCTCCTTGTTTTCGACGGGGTCTCTCCAATCTTCCGGCACAACATCGGTAATATTTGCCCCGCTGTCGAGTTCGTGAAGTGCATCAGTCATCCCCGCTGCTTCCAATGCAGCACGTACAACATCAAGTGTCTCGCGTGAAATCAAAAACCATTCGTTCATTATTAACCTCCTGGCTGGCGCAATAATGCACCTTATTGGACGTAAAACAGACGGTCATTTCCTGGGAAATGTTATCGGCACGCTCCGCGCCGACCCGCTCACCAGGTCAACGTAGGTCGCGCTCATGTCCAGATTCCGCGCCAGCGCCATCCGGTACACATACTGCGCCGCCCAGCCCGCGACCATCTGATTGATCATCAACGATTGCGCGTCCTGTAGCGCCAACTCTGCGCACGACGCGCCAGTGGCCGCCTGGCTGTCCTCGGCCACCAACAACTCCGGGTGGACAATGCTGGGTAGGGGCAGCCCGGAGCAAAACCCCATCGGGCTGATCTCCGGCTCGGACAGGTCCGCCCGGTTTCCGAGCAACACCTGGCCGGCCGACTCGTGGTTTCCGCAATCCAGCCACCAAATTCGCCGATTGCTGGCGGCGACGTGCTTGGCAATCTCTCGCCGCGCCGCGGCATTGTCAACACAGCCGATCAACAACACCAACCACGAACTGCCGCTATATCCCGGGGAGAAAACCACCCGACTGAACTTTTCCACCACCCCCTGACTCTCCAACCCGAACGCCGCATTCAACCGGCGCATCAGAGTAATCGCCTTGGGCTCCCCAACCTCAGCCACACAGAAATTCTGCCGCCCGACGTTCCGCATCTCCACAACGTCCGGGTCAATCAACGTCAGCCCCACCTCCAGCCCGTGCCGCTCCCGCGCGTGGTATGCCAACCTGGCCAGGTGCAGCGCCAAAAACGACCCGGTCCCCCCGACCCCGACCAGCGTAATATCCACGCCTCGCACCTCGCCGAGTTCCAGGCGGTATCGCTTCTCAATCTCCATTGCCCACCCCCAACACGCTGACCAGCGGCGAGTGCCCAGAAAACAACCGCTCGACGGGCAGCGGATAAAAGTCGCCATAGACCCCTACCCGCAGCGCGATTTGCGGGCTGGTGAAAATCCGTCCGATCACCGCATAGAACCGGAACCCCTGCTCGTCCTGATCATCTGTTGACGAGAAGAACGCCCCCATCTGGTGGTGGCTGTGGACGTCCACCACAATGCGCTCGTCGTCGCCGCCGGAATAGCGCAGCGTCGCCGCCCCGCCGCTCTGCTCTGGATGAACAATCTGTACACGACGGTCCTCCCCAAGCAGGACGTGGTACATTTCCTCCTTCGGCTCGCCCCACGACCGCCGCCTGGCGTCAGCTAAAATCAATTGCAACACCTCGGCCGGCAGCGCGTACCGTGGCCGGACGAAACCGGCCAGCGGTTTCAGCCCGGCCACCTGCACCCCGACCAGCGGGACGCACACCTCAACGAACCGGCTCCGGGCATGCTTGAACACCCCATTGCCCGCCAGGATGTACGAGTACGCCTTTCCCGCCGGCGTCTGCGGCTCTTTCCCGTTGCTGTGCGTCAGATACGCGACCGGATTTGGCAGCATCAGTCCACCTCCCCATTGATCAACTCGCCCAAATCCCAGTCGGACCTGACCAACTCGTTGACCGGAAACCGCGTCTTTCCGGCCAACTTGCGCCACAGCTCCCGAACGTCCCCCCGCTCCGAGTGAACCTTGCTATTCGCCAAGTCGGCGTTGAACTCGCTCTTCAGGAACAGATCGAGCGCCTGATAAATCGTCGCCGTCGAGGCCACCGGAAACCGCACCGTCCCCGCGCAGATCAGCCCGCCTGCCCCGACGTTCGGCATCGGCGCGACAAACAACCGCTCGCCGACGGCGCCCGGGCGCTGCTTGACCGCAAACACCCGGTAGCGCACCCCCTCCCCACAGAACACCAAGCCCGGAAGCGGCACATCAAGCGCAGGTTCATCGGGGAACGCCAGCAGCGACCGCCGCCCAGGGGGGACATAAATCCCTATCCGCTCCCCCCCGCCGACGTGGGCCATAAACAGGCATTCGCGCGGCAGCAGCCCGGTCGTGACCCCGATCCCACTCAGCGCCGCCGCCACGTCCACCGGGCTGACCTCGAACGTGCTGTACGGCCTGCCATCAGTGTCGAACCGCGTCAGCACCAGCGCCTCCTCGAACACGTCAACGCGCATCATCAACCGCTGGCATACCACCACAGCGTCACCTTTCCCCGCTGCCGCCATTGCCAATGCAGTCGTCGGTAAATCAGACATCGCCCACCTCCTCATCTTCACTGGAACACAACGACAGCAGAATCTTCTCAACTCGCTCTGCCGCGTCTGGTGTTTCACCGAACCATACCAGGTACGATTCCAACTGCGCCACCTTACTGCGCACCTGCTCGTACAGCACCGTCAACTGCTGAATGTCCTCTACTGTCCAGGTAAACATCCACCAGTCATCATCCTCACTGCACGATAGGAAAATGGAATCGTCCTCGCGCATTACGCACCTATACGCGATAGACAGGCCATCGAGCGGCGCGTCAAGCGTGCTTAACTGCTCGTACCCGTCATCTGGCCACACCAAATCCACGTCGCACTCGTCACTCATGATTTCACCACAGCGAACCAGCACATCCGCCAGCGGTTTATACTCGTCAGGTAGCCAATCTGGATCAACAACGTCCCATGGAACCCCGTAGCTGCGTGCCGGTATCCCACATGAAAAGGGGTTTTCCCCTGCGTTCACCAGATCGTCCATAAACTCCAGGTTCAACGGAAACAGTTCATTGTGTACTCGACAGGCAAACGCGCACTGCATATCCAACACACTGCCCCGATCATCCTCCCCTGGCTGGCAGTGGAAAACCCCCTCCCACAGTTCCATGATCTGGAACAGATCAGTCGCCTCTCCCAGGCTTTCCAGCATCAGCGAGTACCGGGGGAGTCGAAAGCGCCGCAGCCCCTGGCGCAGCGCCGTCGAGCTTAAAAGCCTAATGGGGGCAACTGGCTGGCAACTCCAGTTAACCGTTCGCATCGTTTCACCACCTTGATCATCGTCACGACGTGATCATCCAACTGCGCCAGCGCCTGCTCAATCTCCCCCTGGCGCTGCACCAACTCCGCCACGCCGACCTGGTTCTCGACGACCTGGCTGTACAGCGCCACCGCCGCCAACCGCAACGGCGGAACGCTGGCCAGCCGCTCACAGAGTTGTATCGCGGTCAAACTCGGTGCCATAACCTTCACCATCTCCAAAACCAAGCTGTGGTCTCATAGACGACAGTTCGGGCGTGTACACCACAATCGGATCAACCTGGCAATGGCGCGCCACCGTCCGGGCCACCTCCTCCGATACGAACGTCACGCTATAGATCGCCGAGACGCCATAGAGCCGCGTAAACGCCGCGGACAAGTCGCAGGCCGGAACGTCCACTCGCAAAAACGTCCCCCCGAAAATCGTCTGCTCACTGACCTGGCCGGCCACGACCCGGTGGCCCATCAGCTCGACAATCCCCCAGCGCGGCCTGGCATCCTCGTCGCTGCCCTTCGTCCCCGCCTTCTTGACGAACCGGACCTCCACCGTCCCATCCTCCAGCGTCCGTTCCTCGATGGTGGCCTGGGCGTGTTCCGGGAAAAACTGCGTCAGGTGTTGGCGCACGTCCTCGTTCGTGAACCCTTCTCCCGGGTCCTCGTACTGCTGATCGTTGTACAAAAACGTCCTAGCCATTGCTCACCTCCTGAGCTGGGGGCATTTCCTGGGAAATATCCCCGAAAAACGTCGCGCACGCCTGATTGATCAGCGTCGCCAAATCGCCATACCTCCCCGACAGGAATCCCGCCAACGGAGGCTTGCCCTGCTCTGCGATCGAGACCATCACCGGCCTGGCCGCCAGTTCGTCACCCGGCTGAATCCGCACCGCCAGAATCACTGCGGGCGGCCCCGCCGGCTTCATCACCAACGGCTGCGCAGGTCGCACCGGCTGCGCCGTCCTGGCATCCCCGCCCATCTCGCGCTCGTCATCCTCGTCGGCCTCGTCCTCGAAACCCTCACCCTGACGAGCAACGACCGACGGCCCGCCCTGGACTACCCCTTCCCCAACGGTGACCGGGACATCCTGGGGCTGGGCCTCCGGCTCCGGCAACCCCGCCCGCTGCCAGCACCCGTTGCAGATCACATCGCCGCCCTCTCGCTTGTACCACTCTACCCCATCCGACACATCGCGGGCCATCCGGCCACAGCACCCACATCGCTCAACTCCCGTCACAGCGAACCGCTGAAAGACCCCTCGCCCGTCGCCGTGCCGCTTTTCTGCCTGCGCCGGGCCATCCACCTGCTCCCGCCAGGCCGTTGTCTTGCGCCGAAAGCAATCCCAGTCCCCGCAGCGGAACTGACGCGCCACCCGGATCAGGTGTTCGCACTCATCGCATGTTCGCTCACACCCAATCAGCGGCAAGCCGGGCTGCCAACTGCTGATCAACGCAGTCTTAGACGCGATCTCCGAACGTACCGCCTGCTCAACGTCCGCCACCGAGATAATGTCATCGGCATCCAGGTGGTCTTTTCCACGACTCAGCAGCCGCATCATCCGAACCGGTGCCACATTCAACTTGACCAGCGACACCAGCGCCCGCGCGTGCCGCTCCGTGATCACCTTCTTGCGCAGCAGCACCTGGACCTCCACAGGCAACTCCAACAGCCGCAGCAGATTCGACACCGCCGCCTGAGTCAGCCCACGGCGCTTCCCGATCTGCTCCTGCGTCAGATTGAAATCAACCATCGCCTGCTGCAGCGCCAGCGCCCGCTCGACGGGATTGACGTCCTCGCGCTTCTCATTCTCCTGCCAGGCAATATCTGCCATCGCCAGATCATCCAGCGCGACAATCTCAATCGGCATCATCTCATACTCGCTGGCGTGCTTGTCCTTGCCTGCCGCCAGCACGCGGAACGCCGCCAGACGACGGTGACCGGACGCCAGTTGCACCCGCACCCCGTCCTCCGCCTCCACGCGCATCCCGTCGCCGGTCCCGCCCCAATCCTTCCAGGACATTGCCTGGCCGCCAACCACCAGCCTGCCAACCGGTGTGTGGATCAGGCCCGACGTATCCGGCAGCCGTTCCCGCAGCGCCAGAATCCCGTCCGCCAACTCCCCAACCGGCGGCATCTCCAGCCGGCTTTGGTACGGGTTCTGGTCAACCCTGCTAACGTGTACTCTGATGATCATCTGTTTCTCCTTTTGTGTCTTGGATTTTCGAGCAACGTGCCGTACCCCCACTCCTCAAACGATACAAACTTGAACCGGACAACCGCCACCACCAGCCCCCCATCTCCCCCGAACAGATCAATAAACTCGTCCTTGTCTTTCCAGTATCCCCCCTCCGCCGCCAGGTCCTCGACCGGCATATCCCACAACTTCTCCCTGTACGGCTCCTTCACCAGCTTGACGAAACCGAACCCCTTGCCCCCGTACCGTGGCGACCTGGTAAACGCATCGTGAAACACATCTCCCCGGCGATACGCCGCCACCCACTGCCTGAAATGCCGGTCACTCCACACCCGTCTAGTTACCGATTTTACCCCAGACTGCACCGCCTCAGTCGTCCACGCGAACGATAGAATCATTGCCCCCTCCGCCGTTGTCAATTTTCTGGCCTAATAACGATTATTATTGTGCCTGAATTTTGCACCCACTTCTCTTCCCCCAAGCCGGCCCTTCTTCCCCCGTTTTTTGCAAAACTCCCCCCCTATCTCCGGAAAGTGTAAAACCGGTAAGTACCGGTAAACCGGTAAGTGAAATCTAAGAGACAGTGTGGGGATCACCAGCAACAACCACATCTACACTACTACTATTACCATTATTATCAGTATTACCGGTATTACCGTTTCCAGCTATGGGTCTCTTTATTCTCAAAACGCGCACCGAGGTATTATCTTTATGCGAAAGCACGTATGTAAAGCGGTCTCCTTGCGGGAGTAACATCTGTCTCTCTGCCAGTTTCGACCGGATCCCCCGGTCCGTATCCGGGAAAACCGTCCCCCCGGCGCGATAGAACTCTCGTACAGCGTTGTACGTAGCACGAGGAATCAGGTACCAAAAATAGTCGTCGAACCATCCCAACATCTCGGCGTTAATTGCTGTCTGCTCCGGAAGAGTTTCCCGAACGTCAGAATCGTGTCTCTGTAGGTACGCCACGCCCTGGGCAAATAGTTGTTCAAGCGCGCTCATGTACATCTCTACCGGCTGTTCCTCGACGACAATCTCGTGCTGCATCTCACCGACAGACAGCAGGATTCTCCAACCAGTCTCGATCATGGCGGCGCAGTCGTCCGCGCTGATCGCGCCGACGTGCTGCGCATACTCCAACCCCAGTTTCAGCCCAACAAGCATGGTCGCCGCGTTCCGGGGCATCCGTAAGTGCTGGCCTGCAGCCCGCGCCTCCTCCGTGCGTTTCAGAATCTCATCGAGCAACGCGGCCTCCAGACCATCCCACCGGCTGGCCAGCCAGGTAATGTACCCAACCATCGCCGTCGAGTACAATTGCTGCTCTTCCGTCTGTGCGACAGTCAGTGCGCTGCCCGCTCCCCGCGTAACCGCGTTAGCGGATACCTCGACGGTGTACAACCTGGATAGGATACTCTGACCTGGTGGAAGAATCTCCGCCGTGCTGATAACCAATCCTCGTGGGGGATAGGTGCTGCGAAAGGCCGTACTTGATTGCAACCGAGCACGGCCGGACCTGTTCCCCCAACTGCGCAGCAGTTGGTCGGCGATCCTCACGACATCGTTCATCCCATGCGCCGTCCCCTTGGTGGTATAATCGTCAATCCAAAGAGGCGCGTCTTTGCACAGAAACGCCTTTTTCTCCAGCGCTCCCGCCGTCGTCTCCCAAGAGGCTGGCGGCGTGTTATAGGAGAAATTCCCATAGTGGCACAGCGCGAGTGCTGTCAGCGTGGATTTCATTGAACCGGTCTCACCAAAAATCCAGATCGTGAACGACGGAGAAACAAGGCTGGACAGCGGGGCCAGATACATCGCCGACCACAGCGGGATTGTCACCTCCCACTTAGCCACGTCCAGAAACTTGAGGCTTGCCTTCATCGCCGCTTGCACATCTCCGCCAACTCCTGGAAGGACGTACCGCGCCAAGTCCCGGAAAATCCTCACCTGGATCCCCTCCATCCCAATAGCTCCACCGCCGTGCAAATAGATCATCTGACTACCTACCTGTCTCCATCCCAGGTGGCTGTATTCGTATCTCGTATCAACCTCACGCCCATCTGCTTGACTGAGCGCCTGGATCGCTGCCCGTAAGTGATCCTTGGTCGAACCCCCGGCGCAAACCTGCGCCCGGGCCCCCCACTTGGGTAGCACCCAATTCATCTGCGTAAACTCTCCAGCCTCAATCTCGACCTCTGGCAACTGGGCGCCATCCGCCAACTTGCCGGCCATCGTGAACCGCCGTACTTGCATCTCACCATCATCCTCCATCACGTCCCGCACAATCAGCGCCTCGAAATTGCACAGCGGCATGATCGAGTCGCCGCCGAGCCGATCGTGGACCCTCCGCGATATGCGTCCCCCGACCGTAAGATAAATGGGCTGCCCGTCGGCGTCCAGCCCGCTCTCCGCGCGTACCGCCCGGAGCAACCCATCAACCGTTCCGAGCGACATATCCAGATCGCGGGCCACCTGCTCCCGAATTCGCGCCAGGCCAAACGAATCCAGCCGGGCTATCGCCTGGAACAGATCGCGGATCGCTGCATCCTTGTCCTCTGCATCCCGCACACGAGAGATCAGGACGTCAATCCACGTCTGAGCATCTTGCATCATCCGCCGAACCCGCGCCTCCACATCCTTGACCGTTCTGCCGCCTTCCGCCAGCGCACGAGCAAGAACATCGTTCGCGTCCTCAACCCCTTTCCAGTCCCACGCCGACGACCAGCGCAGCACCCGCGCCAGTGGCCCAACGAGCGCAGCCAGCCCGTCCAGCGCCTTCTCGCCGGCAGGGTTCCCCTCCACCCCAACAAAAACCAACCCCTTACGGCCTCGCACCTCTGCCATCAGCATCTCGCTGACAGTTGAACCCGCCCGCGCCGCCGCCGCAATCCCCAACTGGCCCAGCGAAACCGCATCTCCCTGACCCTCCACAATCACCACCGCGCTCGCTCGGTGATTCCACAGCCAGTTGAAATAGGGTCTCTTTTCACCTACCAACGCCCTGGGGAGATTCCAGTGCTTCTTTTCGACGATAGACCGAGTCGCGTAATACGTGCTGCGGCCATACCTACAATGCGGATAGATCAGCGACCTGCCTGGCGTCCGTAAGACCGCCTGCGCTGCCGGAGCATTGAGATCCACCCCGGCCGCCGACAACGCCGCCCGCAGAGCGGCCAAGTTCCCGTCCCAGTACCCCAGGCGAGCAGCCTTGATCGTCTTGTCATCCCACCCGCGCCCGCGCGCGTATGCCAGGCCCGGAGAGTCCGTCCCTGCCCACATCATGGACTCCCAAAACCTCACCGCAACGTCCAGGATCGCCTCTTGCCCGCGCTCCGTCTCCACAGCCTGTTGCGCCTTCTCCGACCACTCTGGCAGCCTCACCCCGGCCGCCCGCGCCAACTCGGCCAGCGCCGTCTTGAAATCCCACCCCTCCCGCTGGACAACAAAATCAAACACGTCCCCGCCGGCGTTGCACGCGCCAAAGCACTGCCACCGCTGGCTATCCGGGAACACCACAAACGACGGTGTTTTCTCCTGGTGGAACGGGCACAGCCCCTTGAAATTTCCACCGGCCCGTTCCAGCTTGACGTACTTGCCAATGATCGCGGCAATGTCGAGTTTGTCCTTGATCTCGTCAACCCTCATCGTTTACTCCTCTCTCACTGGATTTGGCGACCTGCGCCTGCAACCTGTCGTACCACGTCCTTACCATCGCGCGCCCGTCGGCGACCCGTCGCCGGCACGTCGGAAAGTGAACTTGGCCATCGGAATCCACCGGCTGCCAGCGGCCCGACCTGGTCATCCGCCAGCCTATCACCGCCCCGCAGACCCGGCAAATCCCCGTTGCCATCTCACACCACCTCGAACCCGTTCCCATTCCGCCGAACCCTGCCGGCACGCTTCAGTTCCTCCAGGCAGTTGTAAACCGTCGAGCGCGATGCCCCAACCGCCCGCCCGACCGCCGTCGGCCCGGCGTCCGGCTGTGTCCTGTAAACGTCCAAAATACTGTCCAACAATCTGTCGTGCTTTGCTTGACGGCCAGCAGCTAGAACGTCCATTCTACCGTCCAATGTCCTGATATTGTACACATTACCAGACGATTCACCGTCCCATGCTGGACGTTCAGTTGGACGATTCGCTTGACGGTTCGCTTGACGGTTTCCCCGCCGCTCCTCCCGCGCCTGCTCGATCACTGCCAACCTCCGGCGATGGTCGTTTTGCAGCGCCCGCACCGATGCCCCCGAGAACGACAGCAGGATAAAGAGGATGTACGCCCAGTGCATCAGGTCGGGTCGTTGATCCAGCACGATCGTCAACATCACCACCGCGCAAAAGTATATTACAACGATCAGCAGGGCCAGGACGAGGGGAGCTTGGGGGTAGCCGGACTTGCGCGTCGCATTGTACTCGAGGAACGTCACCGCCAGATACACCGAGGCGAATCCTAGCGCCTCGATCACCACCGCCGCCACCACCGCGACCGGGACGGGGAGACCCATATTGCGCACCGCCGCCGCCCCGATCATGTACGCCGTCGGCACCGGCGCCAGCCAGGGGATCCAGCGCGACACCAGATCAACGACAGCGTCCTCCCACTGCGACGCGGACGACAAGAACTTGGTCAAAAAGTTGTTCATGATACCTCCAACGGAATTTGTCTGGCGATAGTCAACTCCTCCCTGACCACTTTCTCGAACCATGCCTGGTCAGGTTGGTCTCCGTAAACGTGCAAGTATAAGTTGTAGCGGGGTTTCCCATTGCCATCGAGAACCAGAGTTGACCGCCCGGTGACCAAGAACTCTGCCATCGTCATCCTGCCGGCGATCCGGTACATCGTTTCCTGGCTCACGCCGTCCACCTCGTATTCGCAGATGGTTCGTTTCATGTTTGCGTCCTCCTCGTCTCATAACCGCGATTATTGTGCCTATCTGCTGTCAAACCGTCAAACCTGTCAAACCGTGTCAAACCTGTCAAACCGGTCAAAATGGTAGATCCTCCTCGGCGACCATTCCCTCAGTTTCCATATCGCACTCGGTTTTCAGGATGATCAGCGTGGTTTTCCATATAACTGCGCTTTTGGCTATCTGCTTCGCGTCTGCGGAGCAGATAAAAGGTTCGTGCTTGTGATCTTTTGCGTACCGAGTCAAGCTGTCGCTGATTATTTGCAGCTCGCCATCTTTGCGCAGCACAGCGACCAGCTCGACTAGTTCCGCAGCAAGAAGTATCAAAGGTGCTGTTCGGATCATTTTTCCTCCATCAGTTTGACCAACGCTTCAGTCACATACCGGGCATTGGCCTGGTCGGGCCGCTTTTCCAGCCAGCGCCGCCCCTCAAATTCCTCGACCAACTTGCGCGCCGCCCGCTCGGCCAATCCCCACTCCTGCAGGAGCGGAATGGACATCCGCCCCTCGGCCTCCCGGATCGCCCGCTCGACCAGCGCCCGCTCCTCTGCGGTCAGCGTCGGCCCGGCGTGATCAACGAGCAGCGCCTTGTCCAACCGGTACGTCTGCAAGATCCCCCACCGGTCCGTCACCGCCCGACCTGGCACGCGCATCCGGGTCGCCGCCGGGCAGTCAATCGCCCGCGCCATTGCTGCCCCGCGCATCTGGAACGCGACAACCGCATCCGTCTGCTGGCGCAGCCCACCAACCAGGTCAACCGGGAACGCCTGCGCCGAGAAAATCGTGCGGACGCCGAACTTGCGTCCCTCCCAGCCGAGTCGCGCCGCGACACGAGCGCAAAAGTCCGCCCGGCCACCGCCGAGCGCCGCAGCCGTCGCCGAGAACTCGTCCAGCACCACCATCACGCGCGGGAGCAATTCCCCGCCAGCCTTGCGCGCCGCCTCATTGTACTCGTCCAGCCCCTCCGGGAACCCGGGCACGGACGGATAGATCGCTGCCCGCCGCTCGCATTCCGCGACGGCCAGCTCGACAATCGCCCGCGTCTCATCCGGCGAGTGCGCGATAGGGGCCAGCAGCGCCGGCGACGACGCCAGCATCGGGAACGTAGTCTGGTGCGGATCGGACAGCAGCAGCGCCGCCCCATCCGCCAGCGCCTGGTGGACCATCAGCCGCAAAAAGTTTGACTTGCCCGAACCCTGCATCCCCGCGACCAGCATCACCCGCACATCCTCCCAGCGCGTCCACACCGGCCCGGCCAGCCCTACCCCGACCGCGACCCGACCGCGCTCGGTGCCGGGGAACTCGGCTCGCCTGGGCAACTTGGGGATTTTCGACAGCACAAACGCCAACCGCACGCCATCCGTATTGATCGCGCAGACACGCACCCCGCGCAGCGCAGTAGACAGATTGTGCAGAAACTTGGGATCAGTGTACGCGGCCGGCGAGAACCGCTGCTGGGCGTCGGCCGCCCGGGCCAGGAGGCCACGCACATTGAGCGTCGCCACCACAGCAACAACGTCCGGCGCGACGGCCAGCCCCCACGAGGAAAACAGTGGTTCCCGCCCCAACCCGCTCATTGCCTTGGGGACTTGGACGGCCAGCTCCTCCGCTCGCTGCATATAGCTCTGCATTGGATCAGCCATTTTGCTCCTCGTCATCTGGTGCAACCAACTCCTGGCGGACGACCCGCAGCAACCGCGCGCTCTCATCTGCCGGCAGCACGCGAACCACTGGCCGCGCCGTCGGTGAGGATGGCAACAAACTTGGTTGTCCGGGAAGCCCTCCCCCGCCGTTGCTCGCCGCAAGCGCCAGAGCCAACTCAATGATCTGCGCCCGCCGCGTGACCTCCGCTTGATCATCCGGGCTGGACATCGGCTGTGCCTCAGCGCCGCTCGGGGAAATCGTCCACACTCCAGTAGGCACCCGCTCCATGTTGTTCACGATAACCTTCCCTGGCTCTGGCAGTTCCAGGCCCTGGGCCATGGCCCATAGAAGACTTGCGATATATTCAGCCAAGTCCGGTTGGTGAACGAGCGCAGGCAACGCACCGTTCTCGTCGCGGTGGACTTGGCGCTTTTTCAACTCCCACGCCTTGAAAGCCCTCCACCCGGCGTACCCACCAATGACAACCGCCAAAACGACCAGGATCCAAAAGATCGTTTCCATCGTGGCTGCCTGGCGGTCCTGACGCTCCTCTCGGCGGATCATTCGGGCAAAGGCGGTCGCCGTCGGCGCTGCCGCGTGGGTCTGCTGCGCAGCAGCTGCAGTCGTCGCCGTAGCCCCACCAACCGCCGTTGCGGTCTGGCATGATTTGGCGTCAGCCGTTTCAGTAACCTGGGCGTCAGCCGTTGCAGTCTGGCCAACGCGATAGACCGCCGTGGCGGTCTCGCAGGCGCTCTGAGCGGCAGCAACGGCCGTCTTGGTCACGTTGAACCAAAACTCTTCCTCTTCCGCAGCTTGCTCGTCCAACCGTCGTTGAGCCTCTGCCGTGACCATCCTCCAAGCCTCGTCTGCCGTTGCGCGCAACTGCGCCGCCTCGACCTCCGCCGCGCTCGCATCCGACCCGGCCCCGATCGCAGCGACCAGCGTCACGACCTGGGCATCAACCGGGCTGGCGCTGGGCGTGGGCGACGTCACCGCTGTCCCTTCCATCCCGAACGTAGCGCCGCCATCCGGTGACGTCATCGGAGCGCACGCCGTCAGCGCCAGCGCCGCCACGACCACGCAGCAGGCCACCCCAAACCACACCTTGCGCCTCACGTTGACCTCCAATCATCGGCTGGTGGCGGCAGTTGGAATGATGGTGATGGTGGAGCAATAAAGGTCACATCCCCCTCGACAGCGTCCGGCTGCTCGAACCAACTGAGCAGTTGGGGGATGTTACGGGCTGGTCTCGCTCGTTGGTCATTTGCCAACAGGACCGTGAGGGCCTGTTGCTGTTGCAGTATCGCCGCCAGAACAGGAACCAGCGCCGCCACACCGTTGCCTGCGTCTCCCTCCCCGTCGCGCTCCCACTGCGCATTTGGTCCCGATCTCCACACCCGGGGAGGGTGCTGCGCTTGAGCGACAGCGGACACCAACCGCCGGCGCAGGTGTCGGACATAGAGAACACACGCTACAACGGCCAGCGCCAGCGCCACAACCAGAGCCACCATAATCGCAGCGATGGTGGTAGCCACCGTCTGCCCCGCAGCGGCCACCGTCGTTGCCACCGCTGCCTGGCGGTTGGCCTCGGCCTGTGATGCCAGCGCCCAGGCGACAGCCACCACCGCAGCAAGTCCCGCGGCCCACATCAGCCCGCGTCCGATCTGCCTGCCGAACCTCCAGACCAGCAGCACCGCCGCGCCTACGGCTACCCC